GCGGTGTTCGACGGCATCGCGATTCTCAACGCGCTGCGCGGCCATGACGCCAAGATCACCACCGTTGTCGACGGCATCGCCGCCTCGATCGCCAGCGTGATCGCGATGGGCGGCGACGAGATCGTGATGAACAAGAACAGCCAGATGATGATCCACAACGCGTGGGATCTGGTGATTGGCAACGCTGACGAGCTGCAAGCCGCCGCGGATCGGCTGCGGCAGTTCTCCGAGAATCTCGCGTCTATATACGCCGACCGCGCGGGCGGATCGGTCGCCGACTGGCAGGCGCTGATGGACGCCGAAACGTGGTACACCGCCGATGAAGCGGTGGCCGCGGGACTGGCCGACCTCGTCCTGGTTGAGACGGTCAAAGAGACCGCCATGGCGTCCTATACGCGCCCTGATGCGTTCGATCTATCCAAGTTCCGCTATCCCGGCCGTCAGGCCGCCCCCGCGCCGCAGATCGCCGCGCGGGCCCAAGCCCCTCAGCCTGTCGAGGCCGAGGTCACCGAGAAAACAGGAGGAGGGCACATGCCTACCTTGAATGAGGGCCTCGCAGAGCTGTTTGGTACGGAGCCAGACGCCGATGACGAGACCATATTGGCCGCCGCGAAGGAGGCGCTCGACGAGCGCGCCACCGCCGAGCCACAACCCGAACCCCAGCCGGTGGCGGAACCGACGGGCGAGCAGATCACCGCAGCCGCAGCCAAACTGGGCCTGACTGTGGTGGACACGACCGTGCTGGCGTCGCTGCAGGCCAAGGCTGAAGCGGGCGAAGCCGCTCGCGCACAGCAGATTCGCGAGGACGACGACCGGATTATCAAGGCCGCGTTGAACAACGGCAAGATCACGCCCGCCAGCGAGAACACGTGGCGCGCGGAGCTGGCCAAGAACCGCGATTCGGTCGCGGTCCTGCTGGAGACGATGCCCGCGAACAAGGCGCTCGCCATGACCGAGGTCGGTCACGCGTTCGCCGCCGAGGGCACCGAGCTCGACGCCGAAATGGAGCACACGCTCGCAATGATCACCGGCAACGGCCGGGCAAACGGAAAGGATGCCTGACCCATGGCTATCTATTCACCCCTGTTCTTCCCCGGCGATCGCTACAGCAGCGTTACCAGCGCGGCGGTGACGGCCGGGCAGCTGCTCTACATCTCCGGTGACAACACCGTGGCACCCACCACGGCCGCGACCGCGGCGTGGATTGGTGTGGCAGAAGCCGACGCCGCATCTGGTGCGGCCGTGTCGGTCTACACCGAGGGCATCCACGTGCTCGGCGCAACCGGCGCGATCACCGCAGGCGACCTTGTCATCGCGGCCACCGCAGGCACGGTGCAGACCATTGGGTCGGCCACTGCCACAACGGATTCACAGATCGTCGGCAAGGCGCTCGCCGCTGCAGCCAGCAACCTGGTCGTCGTGGCGCTGAGCTCGTAGTCCAGTGTCCATCACCCCAAAGACGCTGCGCAGGCAGCTCAATGAAAGTAGGTTCTAGTGCCCATTCAGTTTCCGCCTGCGTCACCGACGCTTTCGGGCGACATCCTCAGTATTTCCCGGTTCCTCAACAGCCCGCTGCTTGTTCTGCGCGCGCTGAGGGACTTGTCACAACAGCTGTTCATCTCGGACAAGATCCTCACCGGGCAGCTGTACACCGACTCGGGCTCAGTGATCTATGAGACCAACGAGTCGATTTTCGCCGACCGGGTGCCCAAGAGTGTCGCGCCAGGCACCGAGTACCCGCTCACCTCGATCACGACCGGGCCCGCGTCGACGGCGAACACCGTCAAATGGGGCCAGGACGCCATGATCGAGGACGAGTCGATCAGCCGGCAGAAGTACCCGGTGGTGCAGCGGGCGTTCCGCAAGCTGATCAACTCCCATGTCCAGCAGGTCGATTCGGTGGCTCTGTCGGCGGTCAACTCGGCCGTCACACAGAACACCGCGTGCGTCAACACCTGGACGGGCACCGGCACTGCGCCGGTGATCCTGCGGGATCTAATGCGGGCGGTATCCAGCGTGATCAACCTGAAGCAGGGCTTCATGCCTGACACGGTGCTGCTGGGGCTGACGACGTTCGCCAACGTGGTGAGCGATCCGACGCTGCTCAACCTGCTGCCGCGTGAATACCCCGGCGTGAAGGACTCCACGGTGGCCTCCGGTTGGGATAACCCCTACCTGCGGCGCATCGGCGGATTCACGTTCGTCACCAGCCCGAACCTGCCGACGACCGGTGTTGCGACACTGCTGGATTCGTCGGTATTCGGCGCATTCGTCGACGAGCGTCTCCCCGAGATCGGCTACGTCATGGGCGATAACGGTGTTCAGGTCAAGACGATGCGCGAGGACGACGTCGACGGCTGGCGTATCCGGTGCCGCCGCACCACGGTGCCCGTCGTGCTGGAGCCCAACGCGGCCTGGAAGATCACCGGAGTGGATGCATGAGCTACCGCGTTCTGGTCCCGTGCGTCATCGCGCGGGACACGGTCGGACATTCGCACCATCACTACGACGGCGCGATCATCAACTGGCTACCCGACGACCAGGCGCGGCGGTTCCTCGACGAGGGCCTGGTCGCCGAGGTCGACGGCACTCCTGACGATCGGGCGCCGGCCAAGACGGCGCCCAAGGCCGACTGGGTCACTTTTGCGGTGTCCAAGGGCGCGGACGCCGACGAGGCCGAGGCGCTGACCAAGCAGGAACTCGTCGAACTATACGGAGGCTGAGTAATGGCTCTCTACAACGTGGTTGGTGAGTGCGTCGTCGACGGTAAGCATTTCCCCCGGCCGCACCCTGAGCCGGTCGAGGTCAATGATGCTGTGGCGCGCCCACTGGTCGAGGACGGCAAGCTGGTGGCGGTCGAGCCGGCCAGTGAACCGCCTCGTCGGGGCCGCACTCCTGCCGCTGAGGAGTAGTCGCAGTTGACGCTCTACCTCGAAATCGCTGACTTCGAGACGCTGTACGACGGCGTGCTGGATGACGCCCAGGAGCAGCAGGCCGAACTGCTGCTCCAGGTCGTCGACGCCCGCATCCGTCAACTCAAGCCCGACGCCGACGCGAACGCCGCGAAACAGGTGGCGTTCGAGGTGGTGCGCGACGCAATCCTGTACGGGCCGCTGGAGAAGCTGTCGGACTTCCAGAACATCACCAGCCGCCGAACCGAGGCCGGGACGTTCGACGAGGCGCTGAAGATGGTCAACGACTACCTCAACGACCGGCAGAAGCGCGTTCTGGGCATTCCACTGCGGGCCGCCCCGGTCTACAGCTTCCCGGTCTGCGATTACTGATCGTGTTCGGAATCGGTGGCCAGCGGGTCGGCATCGTGACTGATGCTGCGGTGCTCGACGGTAGTGGCCACCCGATGGTGTCGGAGTTCATGGAGCCCCAAACCACACAGGTGACCGTCTGGGTGGACGGGTGCCTGTTCGAGGTTCAGACAGATGTGATGCGGCCGGCCCTGCTCGAGCAGCAGACCGAGACCATCACCACCAAAGAATTCGCGTGGGCGTTCATGCCGGTCGTCAACGGGAATGTGCCCGCCGTCGACAGCGGCGGCGGCCCAGCACCTATAGCGGCATCGGCCATCACGGCGAATATGAGCCTTCGATACAACGGGCGTACCTATGTGATGCGCGGTGATGCGGTGTTAGAGACGGACATTCGAGGCCGGGAAAATCACGTGTTCTGCGTGTGCGAGCACCAGGAAGGCTGATGGACGAGTTTCTCGAAATAGTCGGCGAGGCCGCGGTCGGGGCCGAATTGGCGTCCACTCAGATCACCGATGAGCTCGTCAAATGGGCCCAGGATGAGGTGATCCCGGTCTGGCTGTCATTCAGCCCCGAAGATACCGGCAAGTACAAGGCGTCAATCCACGTGGACCGCAAGGGCCATACGGTCCTGGTCGGCTCCGATGACCCTATCGCCAACCTGATCGAGTACGGCTCCGAGCACAACCAGGAGTACGCGCCGCGCGCTAAGACCGAGGCACATTTCGGCGGCGGCGATGATGAGCCCGAGCATCTGTGACCGTCGAGCTCTACGGCAGCGCCCCCCCGAACTCGGTGTCGTTCGTGCTCGCCTGGTTACTGCCGCTCGCCGGTGACCCAGAAAACCTCGGATCGAAACGCTGGGAAGCCGGCGCCCCGCTGCCGTATCGGATGGTTCGGCTCATCGACGGCGCCGACGACCAGATCAGCGCCTACCCGATCATCAGGGTTCACACCTTCGCCGCGGACTACACGACGGCCAGCCGCGAGGCCGACGCTACCCACCGGCGGATGCTGGTGCTCGCCGACGATCCGCTGACCGACGTCGCGATGCCCGACGGCAGCACAGCCAATTGCGAATGGCTGACCGCGAAGTTGCCGCATGAGGAGCCTTACGCGTCATCGGCGGTCGTGAGCCGCTTCGTCGCCGAATACCGCATGGGTCTGCACTTCGGCCCCGTCAGCTCCTAACTGCTGACCCCTAATCCCCGTCGCGGCATCACCGCGGCGCGCGGCCTTCGTGCGCCGCAATAACCGCCGGAATCCTTTTCGGCACTTCACTATCCCGCGAAAGGAAACACCATGGCACAACCGTCAACCGGTGTGAGCTACAAGGCTGCCGGCCTCGCCTATCTGAACGCTCTGCGCGCCCGCAGGGGAGGGCGCTGGTCAGTCATCGTCCGCGACTACGGCGGCTCGCTGACCAACATCAGCCCAGGATCGTCATTCGTCGCCCCGATGGCCCAAGATGGCAACTGGCGCAGCGATTTCTTCGCCATCCTGAAGAACGCGAGCGGCCAGTGGGTTTACAACACTGCGACGAATCTCGGTTTCTATCCGGTCGGCTACGTTCATGCCGACGGCATCGAGCGGGCGCCGAAGATCACCAGCGACCCGCTGGAGGGCCTGCAGTCGCTCGACCCGCTGCGTGTCGACATGCAGAAGCGCGACAAGACACTGATGTTCACCCCGCTTGAGCACAACCCCGTCATCGATACGCTTCAGTACAACCAGCCCCTCAGTGGCGTGCTGGAGCGCACCGCATCCGGCACCTATTTCGCCGGTGAGACATCCGACGACGAGCCTTTGCGGCGGCAGGTCTTCGTTATGCACGAGGACAAGCAGGGCAGCCTCGTTGAGCGCAACGCATTCCCGTTCCCCCGCTGCGTGCTCACCGACCAGGGGCCAGCGAAGGGCAACAGGAAAGATGCCGACACCACGAAGTTCACGCTCTCACGCGAGATCGACCCGTGGTTTGTCGACGCCACTGGGACACCGCTGCTCGACGGCCGCTGGACCACAGGCTCGCTGTGGGCCCAGGACACCACCCCCGGCCTGACATTCACCCTGGTCGCCCCGGTGGTTACACCGACCGCGGCGACGACGGCCAACGCCGTGTTCCCCGCTCCGTTCGGCGGCACGCCGAGCTACACCTACACGGCGCAGAAGTCGGCGAACTCGAGCATGACGAGCCCGTCGGCGGCGACAGTGGGCAGCCCGACCGTCCTCAACGGTGTGGTCACGCTACCCATCACCGGATTGACAACCGCGACAACGTCGTATTTCACCGTCACCGTCACCGACTCGACGAGCGGCACCCCGCTCACCGCTGTCTCGATGGTGTCGAACGCGGCGCTGCAGCCGTAATCCCCAACCGTCCCGGCGGGCGTGCTTCGGCTCGCGCCCGCCGGGGCTTTGTCATGCCCTAAGCCGAAACAGCCGAAAGGAAAGCCGAAATGACACAGCCGATATCCGACCAAGAGCCCAAGATCATATTGGGGCCCGTAGATGCCGAAGCAGCGCGTGAGCAGTCAGCCGAATACCTGGGATTTGCAAGCGGTTTCAAAATCCAGGCCAAGGATGGTGAAGTCTTCGAGATCCCCAACCCGTCCTATCTTGACGATGAGCAGCAAGACCGCTACGACGCTCTGCAGATGGAACTGGAGGGCTGGGACCACCATCCCGACAAGCTCAATGATGACGGCGAGGTTGTCGTCAAGGGTGCGCTCATGGAGCCACACCGCAAGGATGGCAACCGGGTCGAGCCGTACAACACACAGCTGATGAAGGCGCTCTTTGGGGGGCGCTACGAGCGCGCCAAGGCCGCAGGCATCCGATCCAACCAGGTGGCTGTCCACTGGTGGCACATGAATAAGATCCTCAACGAACGGCGCGCCGCGGATCCCAAAAGTGTTGGTAGCGGTCAGAATCTGGAGCCGGTATCCGACGCAGATCGAGTCGGATCTGTCGAGGTTTCACGGCCGGTCGATCAAGGACTGGCACCAGGGCGCGATGAGCAGCCGGCTCCTACTGTCGCTGCTGCAGAATCTGCCTGACCACTCCTCGTTCAAAACCCATGCCCGGCCGCCGTTTGGGCGTGGCGGCCGGTGGTCGGAAGCCGAACAGATTGCGGCAGAGACCGTCAACAAACTCGCTCGGCTGCGGGCAGATTACGTGATCGTCAACGGCGGCGAGGAACACGAGCCAGATTACATCCTCGACCCGGTCGACCGCACTGCAGCAGCAGTTCAGGACGTGACCGAGACTGAAGCCTCGGAAGAACCGGATGGACTCGGTTCGATGTGGCACACACAAGACAAACCCGAGTAGCCGAAAGGTGGTGTAGCCGTGGCTGTTTACATGGATGTACTGCCCCGGCTGGGTTTGCGAGAAGCCGAGGCGGCGGTCGCGGCGGCGAAACGGCTGTTCACCGACGCCGGTAACGAGGTCGGCCGGGCTTTTGGCGGCAGCGCCGAAGCGGGGATGAAAAGCCTGCAGGACGAATATGGTCGCACCGCACAAGTCGCTGTCGACTCAAGCCGCGCGCAAGTAACAGCGGCTGCTCAAGCCGAAGCCGCTACCGCGCAACTCACGGAGACCACCAAACTCTACGGCGCGACCGCGACTGAAACGGCCAACGCTGAACGGGCGCTGGTCGACGCCCGCGTTCAGTCCACTATCGCGACAAAGGCGCAGAAGGACGCCATGGACGCGGCCGTCGGCGCACACCTCGCCGCCACCACCGCCGCTACCAACCACACCGGTGCCATCGCGGCGATCGCAGGCGCCAATAAGGTGGGGCTGGCAGCCACCGTCGCGTTCACCGCCGCAATCGCCGAATCCACCAAGGCCGCAGGCAATTTCGAGGCATCCCAGACACGACTTGTCACATCGGCCGGTGAATCCGCGGGCGCGCTCAAGCAGTCCTCGGACGGCATCCTCAAGCTCGCCGGGGACACCGGCGTGTCGGCCGACAAGCTCTCACAGGCCATGTATGTGGTGAACTCGGCCGGCTACACGGTCGCCAATGGTGGCCTGGAAGTGTTGAAAGCTGCTGCCCAAGGCGCAAACAACGAGAACGCCGACCTTGGCGTCACGGCCAACGCGGTCACCACCGCCTTGCACGATTACCACCTGGGGGCTGATCAGGCCGCGCTGGTGACGTCGAAGATGATCACGGCGATATCCAACGGCAAGACCAACATGCAGGAGTTCTCCAGCTCCCTGCACTCGGTGCAGCCGATCGCGGCCAGCCTCGGAATCAACATCGACGATCTGTACGGCTCGCTTGCCGCGATGACTGCCTCCGGTGAGTCGGCTGATCAGGCCACCCAGAATATGGCCGACGCGCTGCGACACCTGTCGTCGCCCACCAAGACGATGTCGGACGAGTTGGCGCAAGTCGGCATCGACAGCCGTGATCTGACGGCACATCTGGACAAGCGCGGGTTGGCCGGGTCTATGCAGGACATCTCGGAGGCGATCCTGCAGCACATGGGGCCCAGTGGCCAACTGCTGTTGACGACGTTCAACCAGTCCAGGCAGGCCGCCGACGATGCGAAGACCGCGATGGCGGCGTTGCCGCCGCAGGTGCAGAAGATCGCGCAGGAATTCCAGAACGGAGAAATAGGCGCCTCCCAATTCCGCAAACAGATCGGCGCGGCTGGAATCACTGCCGACCTGAGGGGCTTAGCCACCCAATGGTTGTCGGCCGAGCAGCGCGCGGGCGGCTTCAACGCCATGATCAAGGGCGGCGGCCCCGATGTGCAGACCTACACCCAGGCCCTGCAGAAGGCCACCGGCGATGCCGCGAGCATGAACGTCGCGTTGCAGTTGACGGGTGAGAACGGCACGAAAACCAACGAGATCATCAAGAAGGTCGGCGAAACCACCACCGAGGCCGGCAACAACGTCAAGGGCACCGCGGAATATCAGGACACGTTCAACGCGAAACTGAAAGACGCAAACGCCGCATTCCATGCGGCCGGAATCGAAATGGGCGACGTATTCCTACCGACCCTGACCCATGTTGCTGACGGACTGAAGACGGTTGCGGACTTCCTCGAACAACACAAAACACTTGCCAGCGATGTGGCGATCGGGATCGGTGCCATCGGGGCGGCGTGGATAGCCGCAAAGGGCGTCATGGTGTTCGACACCATCATCACCGGTCTCGGCAAGATGGCCACCGGGTTGGGGCTGGTCAAGACAGAGGCTCTCGCCGTCAACGAGGCAATCGGCACGAAGATGGCCACCGCCGCGGCGACCGGCGAGGCCGGTGTGGCTGCGGCGGGCGCCGCTGAGGTCGCTACAGAGGGTCGTGTGTTGACCGCAGCGGGTGCGGCGCTCTCCAAGTTGGCGCTGGTCGCCTCTGCGGCCTTCGTGGCATACGAGGTCGGACAGGGTAATCCAGGGGTGAACAACCCAAACGTCACCACCGGCCAAGGGATGCCTGCTTATACCAATTCGCTCCAGTCTGAGATAAACGCCCTTCCTGGGGGCGCCCCCAACTGGCCGGGCGGCGGCGGCGGCACGTTCGACAGCGGCGGCGCCGCGCCGGGTACACCAGGTGGTGACCCACTGGATGGAATCGCAATCCCCGGCCATGGGCTGGTGTGGGTCAACGGCAAGGGCTGGGTGACGCCCGACCAAGCCGTCATCATGCCCCATGACGAGCTGGGGCCCAACGTTGGCACAGGTGCGCCGCCGGCGTCGGAGTCGGCTAAAAAGCAGGCGATCCAGGTGCCGTACCCGGCCGAGTACGGAGCACCGCCGCGCCCAGGTGAGACCGAGCAGCAGTACCGCGACGAGCAAAACCTACTGGATCAGCACCATAAGGTCGCCGAAGCCGCCGCCAAACTCGCAGCTGTCCAACAGGATTCAACGCATACCACCGAGGATCTGACCAAAGCGCAAAACGATCTGGCGACGGCCCGTAAAGACGAGTACGAGGCGCAGCTAAAGACGCAGGCGGCCGTCGCGAAATCCACCACTCAGATAACCGATTTCGGCGTCGCTCTCGACAAGGATCTCGGGCTCTCCAAGGGACTGCCCGGCCTCGCCGACAACCTCGTTAGGTTCCTCGGAAACCTCGCTGCCGCGCCGCTTCTGGGCCCGCTCGCTGCGATCAGTGCGGCTCAAGGTGGCATCAACAAGACCGGCAGTGGGCTCATCGGTATCGCTGCCGCCCAAGGTGCATTCGGCGAGCAGTTCACGCCCGCCGGACAGGCTGCAGCCGCCGCGGCCGGCGGCGGCGGCGGCCGTAGTAGTGGTGGTGGTGGTACTAATGCCCTGAGTGCGGCCCTGGCTCCTCTCGTTGGGCCAGGCGGTCCCGGCACGTCTCCAAACGGCTTCCCGCTACTCGCACCCGAGCAGGGCTTCAGCGTCAATGGCGTTTCAGCACAGGCCGCTGCGGGTGCCCCCGGTCAGCGGCTACAAGAATTCGCGCAGTGGTTCAACGACAACGTCGAACCCGTTAAACAATTGGCCGGCTTCGATGCTGGTGGCCACGGTTTGGGTAACAGGTCTAACCACACATCGGGCACGGCGCTGGATATCAATTGGGATGACTTTACTGCGCTGCAAGGTCACGGCGCGGATGCGCGGTCGCACTTCTCCGCAGAGCAGATGCAGGCGATCAGCCAGGAGTTGAGTCAAACAGGTATGACGTGGGGCCAATACTGGACCCCTGACTCTCGCGATCCTGGGCACTTCGAGCTATCCGGTGCCCCATATTCCCGCAATGGACCACAGAACATCGGTCCAACTGCCGGACAGCCGCCGTCGCCCGCTGGCGGCCCTGGCGCTGCACCGGCTGGGTTGAATTGGGATGCGTTGGCGGCCAAGGAATCGGGTGGCAACTGGGCTAATACCAGCAACCCGAAGTACAGCGGCGGTTTGCAGTTCGATCAAGCCACATGGGAACGCTACGGCGGCACCGGCAGCCCTGCGTCGGCAAGCAAGGAACAACAGATCGCCATCGCACAGCGGGCATACAACGACCAGGGCGGCGGGCAAAACTTGTGGCCCACAAACTATGGGCAGCTAAATGCGCCCCAGGTGTTTGATACGGGCGATGGCTGGCTGCAACCGGGAGCCACTGTTGTACACAACAACACTGGCGCACCGGAACACCTAACCACTCCCAACCAGCACATGCCATGGGGCTCCACGCCCGGCCAGCCGGCCGCACCTGGCCCCGACGCTGGTGCGCAGGCAGGTAAGCAAGGCCCGTCACAGATCGGCGGCGCTGAGCCGAAGAACGCCCCCGGCGGCAGTCAGTCGGGCGGTGGCCTCGTCGGAGCTGCGACCGGCGCCGCGGCCATGGCTGCCGATATGTTCGCGCCCGGTTCTGGTGCGGCAGTGCAGATCGCATCACAAGAGGCGCAGAGGGCGATCAAGTTCGCCGGGCAGGCCACGGCTATCGGCCTCGGCGGGCTGATGGAGACGTTCCTGCCGTTCGGTGGATCTGATCTGGCCAATAACAACTGGCTCACCAGGGGCGCATCTGCGTTCGCTGGTGTGCAACCCCAAATCCCCAACTTGGCAGGCAAATCCGCGTCGGTTGATGCCATGCAAAAGAACCCGAAAACGGCTCAGCCTATGCCACTGCCGCAACCAATCTCCTCGGGGCAGGGCGATGGATCGGCACGGGGACCGACGGTGGTTAACAACACGTTCCACGTAAGCAACACCGGTGCCGCCAACGACACGAACGAGCACGTTCTCGCCGGTCTCGTCGGCAAGCAGTACGACCCCGTAGGCGCCCGGTGACGCTAGGGCCAGCCCGCCGATACCCGGCCGGGCCGATCACACCGCACGGCGCCTATCACATCCTCAAGGACCGTGTCCCACAAGTTGCGCTGCGCTCCTATGACGACAGCATTGTGTTCAACTTGATGGGCGGCCTGGCGATAGCCGACCCCATGGCGCCAGAAGCCGCCGTGCTCAAGGACTTCAAGAAGTTCATCTCACAATGGAAGACGATTGATCAGAAGGGCGCATCCGAGGACGGCGTCTCGTTTGTCGACGCACTCTACGACCCGATGGAACCCAAACTGGCCCTGCGGTTAGTTGGGCGCGATCCCGCTCATTTACGCACGGTTTTCAGGGATCTCGTCGCGTCGATGGATGCCAAACAGCAATCCGAACTATCTGTCTTCACTCAATACCTCGGCCGCTGGTGGGTGCCGATCCGGTGGTTCAGAACCCCCGAAGATTCCATGGGGAAAATCCCTGTCGGCACGCAAGATTTAGACCTGGACGTGCGCGCCGACAGCGGATTCTGGCAGAGCTACCCGCACGTCGATCAGTTCCGGTTCGGCTACGCCATCATCAGCGACGGGTTCGATTTCGTCACCGCCCCAGGCGATCCCATCACCGGATGGACGCTGGTCTATGCCGGCGGCGGCTCGGGTGTGCTATACACCGACGGCGATCAAGCCGTCTCCAGCTTCACCGGCGCCCGCAGCGTCGTCGCGCGGCGCACCACCTTTACCGCCATCAGCGACAACACCGTCACCGACATTGAGCTCGGCGGCAATGCGCAACCCAACTGGCCGGTCGACACCTTTGTCGACGTGTGGGCGCGGATGAACAACAGCGGGACCGCGGGCGCCGACGGCATCCGCTGGCGCATGGGGCAGTCGACCATCCGGTTGTCGTCCTTCGTCGGCGGCTCCGAGACGGTTATCCGCGAGTTCGACTACATCCAAGGCCGACCGACTGAGACGTTCCGGTTCATCACCGGCATGGGCGGCACCGGCGGCGACGCGCGTGTCTACAAAGTGCTGCGCAACAACGCATTACTGCAGACGATCACCGAATCCGGCACCGCCTCGCTGGCCGACTCGAGCCACCGCAAGGTCGGATTCGGCATGGCCACCACATCGGGCAGCGTGCGGCCGCTAGGGATTCGCAGCTGGTCGGCTGGCGACAACAACGCCGTGCAGCAGGAGGGATTCGTCCAGCGGATCAACGTCGGCGATCAGCCAATGTGGGATCGGTTCACCTGCTTCGGCCCCGGCACATTCTTCTTCGCCAACGGTCCCGATTCGACGCAATTCGTGAAATTCGGGCCCTTGTTGACGAACCAGATCATGCAAGTGCGGACGGACCCACGTAAGCGCGGCGTCATCGACATGACGGCGATACCGCCCACGCAGGCCGAAGCCGACATGTTCGCCTCTGCGAAACAGGACTTCTTCTCGTTCCTGTTCTCCGCGAACGCCGTGCCGACCTCCCCGTCGGCGACGGAAAGTTTGTTTGGCGTGATACCGCCGCAAGGCAATCCGTACGCTCTGCTCGACGGCCGATTCAGTACCCCGATCCCGCCGCGCTCGCCGGGCAACCCGGTCACGCCGTATCACTACAAGGTCAAAATCTCTGGCGGCAATGCTGATTCGCAAATCATCGTGGCTGGAACGCCTCTGAGGCGGCTTCCCTACTGATGCTGGATCTATTCAGCGGCGTTGGGACAACCAACGGCGCCGGCTCCTGGTATGTAGAGCCAACCGGCGCCATCCGCACGATCAAGCCCGGCTACGCCACCGTCATCCAATGCCTGGGCACACTAGATGTTACGAAGGTCGAGATCCCTGAACTCGACGGCCTGCTCACCACGGGGCCGGATAGCTTCTGGAAACTCAACACGCCGGTCAATCTCTCGAAATACGAGCTCGTCAACGTCGAATTCAACGAGGACTTGCTACATCTCGGCGTGGGACATGCGAACGCCTACGACGCCGTCCATGCACTGATCACTTCGTTGCCTGTCGGTACGCCGCTGGTCCTGTTCGGGTTCAGCGAGGGTGCGGCCGTCATGTCCGACATCTACGACCAGATCCGCGGCGGCGACCTGTACGCCAGACACGCCGACCTGATCGCCGGTGTGATGTACGGCAACCCACGCCGCGAAGAAGGCGTCACGTTCACCGACCCGACCTACGGCCACTACCCAGACCCGCTCCCCGGTGGGTCGGGCATCTCAAACAACTCACTGTCGCTCACCGATTCATTCTGGTGGGAGTGCGCCGCACCCGGCGACCCGGTGGCGTGCGAGCTGGTCACGACCGACGACCTCAACCAGGACTACTGGTGTCGCCAGTTCTATATCGCGGTCGAAGCCGGGCAGGACATTCAAACCGTCATCGACGCGGCCCAGAATGCCGGAATTCTGCAGCTCATCATCTGCTATTTCGGGGTGCTCACTTTGCTGGGCATCGCCTCCTCGGACAACCCGCACAACAGCTACTCCACGGCGATACCGTTCGACAGCGACGGTGACACCCGCACGTTCCTCCAGGTCGGTGTCGACCACGTCAATAGCTACAGCCCAACGGTCCCGGCCGCCACGGCCCACCGGCTCGAGAGTGACGACCAACCAGTCGGCGACGGTCAGACCATCACCGCCGGCGCGGACGTCATGTGGCGCAACCTACCCACCTTCGCCGGCGCCGGTATCACCATCGCTGTCGACGTTTACGACGATCTCGACGACCTGATCTCGACCGTCACCAGTACCAACACCACGATCACCAACTCCAACAACTCTGCCTACCAGACACTGTCGGGCTCATTCCCGATGCCCGACGGCGCCGACCACGCCCGCCTCGTCCTTGAGGTGGCGCATGAGGTGATGACCACCGGCATCGTCCGGTTCGAGAAGCCATTCTTCAAAGGCGGGTTCGCCACCAGCGCCATCGGTCACAAGGTCACCGACCCGAAACTCATCGAGCTCAAAGGCACGCTGCTCCATGAGCACGACACCCTCTCGCGCGCCATCGCGGCCGACGAGATCGCCGACTATCAGGTGTTCAACGCCGAGAAAACGTGGGTCGTCACCATCTACGACTACCTGTGGCGGCCACTCGGCGAACTCGGCGACGACCTCATGGAGTTGAACGGCACCGACCCACGCAACAACGTGCCGACGATGACCCTGAAGGTCAAAGGCGACAGTCAGCACATCGAGAAGTTCAAGAACTGCGTTAACACGCTAGTGGGCATCACCGTCGAAACCGGTGGGATGAGATTGGCGTACTACGTCGATATATTCGACTGGGAGTACAGCGCAGAGCAGGAGTTGGTGGGAACTGCTCACTGCAAAGGCATCTGGG